TCTATTTGCCATACAGCACGAGCAGTGACATCGTGGTCATAAACTTCTTCAGCTAATAGTCTAACTCTATCTATAAGTCTAACAACCATTGTTTTAATCTGTGTAATCTCTGCTCTTGTATTATGAGCTTCTTCTTCAAGATTTGCTTCTAAACTTTCAATGGCTTTTACAGTATCTATTTTAATTTGTTCTATATTAGCCATGCGATCTTTTTGTTGATCGCCGACTAATTGATTAACAAATTTTAGTAAATAAATACCTAGTTTGTACAGTATTACTACTGACGCAAGAGCAATAACAATAGGAAAGCCAAGATCACTTATGGCTGTAGTTAAAGTCTTTATTTCCATTTACTTGCCGTTTAACTTATACCAAGTCTTTTATTTCTATCGGCAGCAGTTTCTATAGTTGCATTAGTTATTGTTGTGTTTTTGGTGCTTTGACTAGCTTTTCCTGAAACTCCTTCAAGATCACAATAATAATTAATTACTTTTTCTATTTTTGTTGCAACCATATTTTCTAACCACGTTTGAATGTCTAGCATGTTTCCATTCATAGCTTTTTGTTCAACGTCATTTAAGGTAATTTTGTACTCTTTATCAGCCATTTGTTTTCTCCTTTAGGCTACTTTCATTATAGACATGTAAGAATAATCAGCAGTTGCAGTATCATCTGATCCCTGCTCGTGTGCAGCATACCCTTCTATATAATCGGTAGCATCCAATTTGATAAACACTACAGTATTAACATTTTGCTGTGCATTATTTTTTATTGCGCTGCTATTTGACCTATGCAATTCTGACCCATTTATATGCACTGCTGTTGATGATAATGAGTCATGAGTAGCCGAAAACGAAACGCTTAAAGCAACACAATAAATTCCGTCTACAGGACAAGTGAATCTATAATTAGTTGAGTTATCATAATCAGCGTTAGTATCAAAACGTTCAGTCTGAAAAGTCATCTTAGTCCATGTGCCAGTTGGAATAGTTTGATTCCCTGAATGTTTGACACTACACCCAGGCTGTAATGGTAACGACATTATACCGTTAGTATCAAATGTCATGTGTGCTGTTGTGCCGTGAGCATTGCCTTTACCAATTTCAAGTGTGTCCGTTCCATCATCAATGCCAATGCGGAAGTCTAAGGCATTACCATCAAATACAATTTTTGTATCTTCTGCTGATGCATCTCCAACTGTTGTTGCAGCAGCTAAAGTAGAAGCTGCACCACTTGCAGGAGCTTTAATTAATCCTGAAGAACGACCTTGATTTTGAATAATTTTACCTGACATTATATTTTACCTTGTTTGTTCAACGTAATTTACAGTTATATCTATATTAGCAGAACTTGCTGTTATAGCACAAAGATGGTCTGTATCTTCTATAATTATACGATCATTGAATACAAATGTTTCATTTGCTCCTACAGCTTGATCGCTTAAAACTTCTGTGTCTGTACCACCTCCAGAAGCATCAATATAAAGATCTACAGTTTCAGCTGCACCTGCGGTTTCAGTAATAATAACGCTTAGAATAATGTATGTTTTACCCGAAACCCCATTAATTAGTACACTTTCACTATTGGTAACACCATTAGTTAAAGTTCTTTTCATTAATTCACTTGCCATCATTATCTCCTAATATGTTAAAACCCAAAAACTAATGCTTTACCTGTACTGGTAAATCTATCTGTTGGAAAAGTATCTGTTACACCTGTTCCACCATTTGCAACAGGTAATGTACCAGTTACTTCAGCAGCAAGATCAACGCCACCTGATTTAATTGTTATTGCACCAGAACTAGCAGCAAAGTTATCACTTGAAAAACTTGCAATACCTTTTGCAGAAGTAGAAGCATCACTAACTGCTACAGTAGCTGTACCAGAACTATAACCAACACTAACTGGAGATGTTCCTGCAACAATAACAACTCCTTTATTACTAGCAGCTGAATCTTCACCAGCAAAAGTTACTGTATCACTGCCAGCAGTTGTAGTTATAGTCATACCTTCACCAGCAGCAAAAGTAAGACTATCTGTAACAGAATCCGCTACAACATCATCTTGTCCTGATACAGATATAGTTTTAAATACATCTGAAGCATCTGAACCTTTATCTCCAGTTTTAGTAAAATGAATATCTAAATTATCACCAGCAGTATAAGTTCCGTTAGATACTATATGAGTAACAGGTACTTTAGTATATCCACTAGCATCTGTAACAGAACCACTTACTCTGAATATAGCATACGTAGAGGGTGTGCCTCTTTTTGTTATCTTCACAAAACCTTTATTAGTTGAATCTGTTGAGTCATCCCAAGATTGTATAAAAGATGAAACTGTTACACTTTTTTGATCAGCATCATCAATGTATAATATTGATACACTACCAACAGTTCCGTGATTAAAAGCTATTTCACCTGCACCTGGATCTGCATCAGATGTTCCATCATCCCATTTAAAATGCAATCCAGCCTGTGCAACATTACCAGATGGTGAGAAACTCATAGAAACTTCAGTATTGTTACTAATACTTGTACTTCCAGCTACATATGTAACATTTACTTTAGTATATCCTGAAGCATCAGTTAAACCTGTAACTTTGTATATTACTAATGGACTAGCAGGATTAGGGTTGCCAGCAATTGTAAGAAACCCTGTAACAGTAGAGTCAGAGTCATCCCAAGTTGCTATCCAAGCGCTTATGTCAGTTGTGCCATCTGAGTCATCAATATAGGCAATTGTGGCACTATTTAGACCTGTATTGTTAAATCGTATAAAACCAGCACCAGGGTCAGCATCAGTAGTTGTAGTGCTATATTGCATAGATATACCACCTAACATACCTGTATTACCAACAGGAAGCCCTAGAGCTAACGCTAAAGCTCCTGTAGAGGTTGTAAACGTAGCAGAACCAGTTGCACTCTGTGATGCACCACTAGAGACTGCTACAGTAGATGTAGTTGCTGATATAGAACTAACTCTACCAGTAGTAGCTTCTATACTTTGTCCATCACTAGCAAAAGCTAATAGCTTACTTTGATTTACTTCTGGATTAGGTATTTCAACAGATACACTGTCAGATGCGCCTACAGGCATTGTTAAAGAACGTGTAAGATCTCTATTAAGTTGTTGATTCTGCATAGTTAATTTATCTAATGCTGATTCGTGTGTGTCAGCAGGAAATGCATCGTTTTCGATATAATCAACGGTTTGAGTAAAAGGTACTTCTCTAGTTATAACTAATTCTTCTGCGTCAGTAGGAGGGGTTCCCATTGTAACATTACCACCAGAAGCAGAACCTACACCTGATACGCTGTAATGAGTGGTAATTGTCTTTAATGCAGTTACACCTGTAGCAATTGTTACAATATGAACTTTAAGATCTGAAGCTGCTAATATCTTAAAATCATAAGCAAAAACTGTAGTAGAGCCATTTCCTGTGTATTCTTTACGAGAAGTTGTAGTTGTTATAGTCATAATGCACCTATTTATACTTTATTTGTTATATAATTCAAACTAATTAAAAAGAACCTACTGATATTGACTCTTTATTATCATTTACTTTTTCTAAGTTGTTTTTCTGTCTACCTAACTCTCCAAGTCTCCAAAGAAAATGTTTGTGCAATGGTGAAAAACTTTTAGCTTTTCTCCATGTATGGTAGTCTGTTTCACCTAATACTACATCTTCAGCTATTTGTCCTATTTTTGTAGCTTGTCCTAGCACTGGTGATGCTTGACCTAACTTCCACGATGTAGATGTGCCATAGGGAGGAGATTGCCCTAAAGTTGGCCTTAAACCAATTTCATTATCTGATACTGCTTCTAACATATTATTTGCTTGAAAAAACCATCCTAAAACACCACTTTGATCTATTCCATCTACAACAAATTCCTCTACATTTTCTGGACCAGGAGCATTGTTCATTTTTGATCGTAAACTAGATACTGTTCCTCCGATGTAAACCATCATTAATAAACCCATTAATTGATGTGCATCTTTATATTGTAATGCTGGAATCAATACTTTATTTGCTGCCGCAATAGAAAATGATTTGTATTGTGCTGCTAATCTTCCCCATTGATTATGAGCCCATAAAGGCATATCACCAACACTAGGAGTTACAATAGTTGTATCAACATCTTTAGCTATTGCAGCTCTCATATTTCTTAGTCTAGGTGCGTTATCCCATAAATGTGTATTTAATATATTAACACCTTCTACTACATCACCATGTTTTGCCCATTGTGTTGCTATATATGTAGCATCAGCTTGACTTAATCCTCCTTTATTAAATCTTTCTTGTGCTTTTATTTTTGATCCACTTTTTTTACCAGTTAGTAATAAAGCATCACCAACTAATTTATGTTGAACAACTGTACCAGTAACATTTTTTATCCAATGATTCCACGGACTCAATAAATTAAACATAAAATATGCATTAGATAAATATCCTGTAACTTTTTCTGGCCTAGAAAATCTTGGTGGTAAATTTTGCATACCAGATAATTGTAATACTGTGCTTTGTAGATGAAGATCTGTACCTGTACCTGATAATTGATTTTCAGCTATTGTACTTTTCCATGTTTTATAATCTTTTACTTGTAGACGTAACACTTTAAAAGTATCAGTTAAACCATTGACCATTACAACTCTGCCTGAATCAGCTAAAGATGCAAAAGTTGCTCCACCTAATGAAACATAATTGTTAAACTCTAAAGCTACTCTTGCAGTTCTGCTTGTAATAGCATAAGGATCTTGTGCTAAACCATAAGTACCACGCATTATATCACGCATAGCTGATAATGCTTCTATATCATTTGCCAATCTTTTTGCTAAATCGTTTTTTTCTTTTTGTGTTTTAGCTTTAGAAATTAAAGTATTGGCTTCTTTTTTTATTGCAGCTATTTGTAACGACATATCTACGTTACCAAACTTTTTAGCCATTTCAATATCATTAGAAACCATTTTTACATATTGTGTTAATATGTCATCTATATCATTAACTAAATATTTAGCTATAATTTCATCAGGTACATCTATTGATCTAGCTTTAAATACACCTTTCAAACTATTAGCTTCTAAACCATCTAAATTTCTTCCTCTTTCAATAATTTTATCAGTAGCTTTTTGTAACTGTTCAGTGCTTAATACTGTAGTAGGTTTTCCAGTTACAGGATTAAAAGGATTATCTCTTTGCCAATTTGAAATATCTTTAATAAATTGAGATCTATTTTGTTTAACTTCAAACTGGTTATACATTCTTGTTATATAGCCATCTATTACTTCGTTACTATTTAATAATTTGGCTGCTATAGCTTCATCTTTATAATAATCAAATATTTTTCTAGCAATTTTAGCACCTTGTTTAACTTCTGGTTCTACAAAAGCTCCATCTTGTTTTTTGCCTTTACGAGCATAACTTGTAACAGCAACACGAAACTCTCCAGGAGTCATATAAGGATTTTCTCCAACACCTGTAGCTCTTGAAAATCTTTGACGAGCTTCAGCTAAAATTGATGGCTCTACCCAATCAGCCAATGATTGTTTTTGTTTTACATTGTTAGATGCTTTAGATTGTTGCAATCTATAGTTATGATACAATTTAGTCATTTCACTTCTAGCAGATATTAATTGATACATATGTTGCTTTTGTAAAGTTTCTACAGCGATTTGACTTTTTCTACCATCTATTCTTTTACCTGCTAACTCAACTAATTGTTCTGCAAACATTGATGCACTTTTAAAAGGTGAAGCTAATACTCTGTAACCTGGAGACATAAATGCTTGTGCAGAATCTAAAGGTTTCCAGGTTGGATCATTACCACTTTTAGGCATAGGTCTACTTGCTGTTTTAGGTGTAGGCTTACTTGTTGCGCTTGCTGATACTCTTGTAGTTCTTCTTCTATCAGGCGGAAAAGGACCTTGAGGAGTTTGTCTAGGATCTTTTGCAAATCTTTTAGCTCCTGGCATACTTGGTGGCAAATTATAAATATCACCATATACATCTGCTCTACCAATTATATTAAACTGTGGTGCAGCATCCATTTGTCCAGCATTAACAGCTTTTTCTAAATCATCTAAAACAACTTTTGCAGCAGCATTTCTACCACCTATATAACTACCAACAAGTCCACCAAGCAAACCTCCAACAGCCATATATTTTAATGACTCGTCTACTGTTCTTTCTGGTTGCATAGCATGAAGAATTAATTCTCCTGCACCTATAGCTTTTGCATTTGCATATCCAAAACTACCAGCAGTTTTTAGATTACCAGATAATATGCTAGCTCCGTATTTAATTTTTCCATAAAATAATAATGCAAATGGATCTAACACTCCTGCTATACCACCTGCTGCTATGTTAGAAAACAAATCAGATTCAGCTATAACACGTCTATCTTCATCTCTTTTATCTCTGTGTTCAATTAGTAATTGCGATTCATATGGAGATTTAGAATACATAACATCTCTAAAATACTTTAAAGGTACAGCAGAATCTTTTAAAGGATCGTAGTTAACTGCATCTGGAGGAAGTTGATTATAATTAAAAGGTTGGTCAATAAGACTAGCTATCCAGTTATGCTGTCTCATCATAGAATCTAAAACATTAGAAAATTTAGGTCTAAATTCTTTTGGTAGTTCTGTTGCTTCTGAAATAAAATCTGGAAATATATCGTAAGTTGCATACCTGCTCATTTCTTGAATAGGAGATTGAAACTCAGGAGGTGCTGCTGGTGCTGGTTGTTTTTGTCCTAAAACTGTAGTAAACGATTCTCCTTTTAATTTATCTAGAGTAGTAAAACTATCTGGCAAAGGTATCATATCTTGCATATCAAGATCAGTCATTGTTGAATTGTTCCAGTAACTTTTCTCATAATTTCATTTACAATGTTACTCATTCCTGCACGTTTTCTATCATATTTAGCTTCAGCTTGTAATCTTCTATTATCATCATCAGCAGAAGGTACATATAATAAAGGATTTCCATCAACACTTGTTAGCAATTCACCGTTAGCATAAATTTTCCATGATGGCTGTCCACCTTCATTTTTACCATTAAACTGTAATTTTAACTTTTTAGGATTTATCATTTTAAATTCTCTATCAGAACCTTCATTAAATTTTATAGCATCTACATATGCCATAACTTTTTCACCAGTAAAAGGAATATAAATATCATCATCTAATACTCGTGCTTTTTCACCACCAGGTTTTATAAAAGATGAACCAGGTTTTGCAAAAGATATAGCATCTATACGAATTTTCTTTTTATCACCTAAAACCCAACTTGGTCTAAAATAGTTTGAAGTTTCTGTTACTCGTGCATTTCTAAACACATCATCAAAAAGATTTGGTCTACCTGCTTCTGGATTATCCTGATAATATTTAATTAGAAAAAATGCTAAATTATTCCCATGTTCAATACTTGTATCTCCTGATTCATTTAAGTACTGATTATCAGGCATATTTAAAGCAAAAACTTGATCAGTTAGTAATGAAGGTTGTAAAATTTGTGCTACTCTTTGTGCTGCTATCTTTGATGCTTGTAAAGGTGCGTAACCTTTACTTATTAAATCAGTTGCAGTACGTTTATGCATACTAGTAAGAGATTTCATAACATCAGGATTAGAAAAAAATTCAGCTTCTTCTTTTCCTGCAAGCATTTTTATTCTTTTTTCAGATCTTTTACCATCTAAAGCGTTTTTAATCTTTAAGAGATTTCTTCCCTTAAATACAATAGAGTCCATTCCAATAATTTGCGGTCTAACTAAAGCATCAAACATATCTCTACCAAAATGTGATTGTCCATTTTGTAAGTCAGGAGCATACAGTGATTGAGCCTTTTCTGCTGGAGTTAATTCTTGTTCACCAGTAATACCAAAAGAAGGAGGTGGCACTGTGTCATACTTTCTTCTTATTTCAGAGCCTATAGTAGATATATCATAGAAACCACTACCAATATCTTTATGATATAATTGATAGTCATCTAATAGATCATATTTTGTTAAAACATCGTCATTTATTAAATTATTATTTCTTAATGTTATTAACCAAGATAAAGCGTTTCCACGTTTTACATCGTCTTTTTCACCTAATGATTGTGAGTTTATTATTTTAGATACAAACGTTAAAATTTGTGGATCAGCAACTCCTGTTACACCCATTAATTTAGAAGCTTCTATTGCTCCTTGGCCTAAAGTTCCATTACCTTCAGCAGTTGTTTTAAAGAAAGTTTTTGACATTAATTCAGTAGGAGTAAGATTTTTTACATCTTGTTCTGTAACGTTAGGATTGTATTCACCTATTTTTTTTAACGAATCACCAGATATAGGATAATTATTTGTTATATATTTTAATCCTTTTTCATGATTTGGATTTTCAAGATTGACACCACCGTTTGCAATTTCTGTAACAGCTATACGTATATTTTTATTTTCTTGTATATAACTTTCAACATTTTTAAAAATTTGCATTCTATTTGGTAAATTTTTTTCAAAATCTTGTGCTTGAAAACCTTCAAGCTCTGATCCTGTTTGCATATAAATTTTCTTTAGTTGCTCTATTTCTTCTGATTCAGTTAAAGTTTTTGCAAGATCAATTACATTAATAAATTCTTTCTGATTTATAATAGAAGCCCTGTTTGTGTTTACATCTTTAAGTAATGCTTTTCGTTGTTCAGGTTTTAAATCCGTATTAGTATCAATTTGGTTTTTCAAATTAATAACTAACTTTTCTTTGTCATCTATATTTTTTAAAACTTCTGCGCTACCAGATCCAATTTCGGTTGCATTGTACAGACTTATAGCAATTACTGAGTTTTGTGATGTTATTTGTTCTACAGTATTTTCTATTGCAGATAAATCTATTATTTTATTTTTTTGAATTTCTCTTTGTATTGCTTTATCTATACTTTTTGCTTGAGCAACATTTTGTGCTATGTCATCTTGATCTGTATATGCAAATTTAAAACCTGTATAATTTTTATGATCTTCAATAAAAAAACCAGGGTTATCTCTTACAACGGTTTGAAAAAATGCTTTTTCAGCAGTATTTAAATAACCTCTTTTTAAAGTTTGTACTTTTTCTTCTCCAATAACAGATGCAGACCTATCTAAGGAAAGCATAAGTTCATCTCCAATTGCTCTTGTATTAGGATTAGCATTAGGATGAGCTCCTCGAAGATTTGTAATTGCTTGAGATGCTTGATTTTGTGCTTTTCTGTTTAGTATTGTTGGTTCTATTCTTCTTGCATTGCTAACTAAACTATTTTTAAAAGAATCTCCGCTACTTAAAGTAAATGTTTTTAATTTAGTTGAAAAATTAGGATTTATATTTTTTTCTTTTGCTAATTTTTCATATTTTTTTACTAAGGCAGCATGGCCTTTCATTCCATTAGTAGCAAAGTCATTATAATTATTTACATCTGACGTTGTTTTATCGTAAAGATCTATTTTTTCTCTTTCAAATTCAGAAGTTAAATTTTGAAACTCTGATGCAGAATACCTATCACTAATACCAGTAGCAATTTTTTGAATACCACCAATTACATCTAAAATGTTTTGTTGTTTCATAAGCTTTGTATTTGTCGGAACTCTACTAGAAACACTACCTGTAGGAACATTAAACCTAGCGTCTGGTGCATTAAATTGACCTGTGAATCTTGGATTTCTTATTGCCATTGTATATTCCTAATTACTTCAATAATCAAAATCTGTATCTATACCGTATTCATATTCTATTCCCTCAGCAAATTGTGCTGCTCCTCCTGGTGTTGTTACATCTACTTCTGTAGCACCATATGTACCTTCTACATTTCCAATTCCAAAAGGTAGATCAATATTGAAAGGAGTTCCAGTACCAGGAACATTATACCTATTTGCTGGATTAGAAATAGTAGGATCTATACCAGATCGTATTCTAGCTTGTTCTTCTCTTTGTCTACGTTCTCTATCTTCTCTTTGTTCTGGTGATTCTGGTTCTGGTCCTTCACCTGGAATTTCTATACCTTGTAATGCTGCAATATGTCTTGCTGTTTTTTCTTTTTCTTGTGCAACTTCTCTATCAAAAGCTATACGTTCTCTTGATAAATTCTCATTACGTATATTAATTTTTTCTTGGAAATCTGCATCAAACAATGCATCATCAAATTGTTGTTGTAATTCTAATCTTTGTTGTTCTAATTCTTGTCTTTGCAGTTGTAGTTGTCCTTGTGCAAATTGTGCTTCTGCTGATACATCTTGTCTACGTAATTGTACAGCTTGAGAAGAAACACGAATACCTGATGCTGCCGCTTGAGCAGATACAGTACCTAATACTTTTTGTTCTTCTACATTTAATTGTCTTGTTTTTTCTTCTAATGCTAAAGATTCTCTACCTAATGCAGCTGCACCAAATCCTTGAGATCTACTTATTCTAGCTCTACCTTCAGCAACTTGTTCTCTTTCAAGAACTCTACCACTTGTTAACGATGCTTCTTCTGCTGCTAAAGCTCTTTCTTTTATAGGAAAAAGTTTAATTGCTTCTAATGTATTTGCCGCTTGTATTCTATTTGCTGTTTCTGCTTGTCTTATTTGAGACTTACCTTGTTGAAAGGAACTAAACAAACCAAATGCTTGTGTACCAATTCCAATGGCTTGTCCTAAAGTTGAACCTTGAAAACCACCTATTAAAGCACCTATTCCAGTTCCTGCGGCAGTACCACCTAAGCCACCTAATGCAGCACCGAATGCAGGTCCACCTAATGCTATACCAGCAATAGGTAAAGCTATATTTCTTAAAAAACTACCTAAACCCATTATCTGTCCTCCAGATTAACTATCAAAACTAATCCATTCAAATTAAAATTGTAAGGTTGGGAACCAGTTATTGTTACTTCACCAGATCTACTAAACGCTGTATTAGGTACTACTTGTAAAATACCTGTAAATGGATCAGGAGCACTGTCCATAGTATCTGAAGAGTCCCTAAATAATATAGGATCACCATCTACTGTACTGCCTAAAGAATCACGTAATAACAACATAGCTTGAGTTATACGTCTTTTTGTACCTAAAGTAGAGCCTTTTCTAAGAGGTACATCCATTGGCAATGTAGATATAGTATGTGAAAAAGCTATACCACCTTCAACAGCAGTGCCAGCAGCGGTTAAAGTAATGTTACCTATTGCTACACGTTGAGCAGATACAACAGCACCATCTACTTTTAATGTGGCTGTATGATTTAATAAATGCCATAGATTGCCTGGTGTTGTAGTAGACGATCCACTGTACAGCATTGCACAATCTGTATTAGTAGAGTCATCTTCATACTCAATATATCTTTTAGTTGTTGTACCGCCAGTAAAGTTTGTTACTGCTACTCTTGTAGGGTCAGAGGAGGTAACAGTTGTATTAGATCCTCCAGCAACATCTCTAATCACTGTAATAACATTGGCAGCAGGATTGGCTGCACTAAAACCATCTACAGCATTAATACCAAATGCTGCTCCAGTACCTATAGCAATATTATCTGCAACACCATTATTACTTCCATCACCAAGAGACCAAAACAATGCTCCTGATGGTGGATCATCTGCTGTTGCTGTCATTGTTGTTGATACACCAGCTTGTGTTGTAAAAGTTATAGTAGTTCCAGCGGCAATATTACCTGCATCTGTTACTGTAATCGTACAACTAGCACGAGTATCTAGTTCTCTTTTTACTGATGTCCATACTCTATCTGTTTGTTCAATAGTTGTTGCAGACGCATCAACAGAAGCAACAGCTACAGATTCGTAACTTCCTGCTGTAGTCCAAGTAGTCCATGCTTGTACACCAGCTTTTTTATCATAAGTGCAACAAGCTATATTACCATCATTACGTAATGCTAAAATATTACGATATGGGTAATGTGAATAAGCAAGTTGTTTATATCCTCCACCAGAAATATGATCTGCTGTATAACTTAAATTATCATTTTCAAAAGTTGGTATTTGTTGTCCTAGACTTTTTACTGTCAACCCTTGAATTAACGATTTGGTTTGATGTACATAGACTATCGCTTCTGGAGTTTCTATTGGCTCAACTGCTGCTGATCCTTCGTAACCAATGCATCGAATAGCAGAATTAGCAGGCGTAACTTTACCTGTTCTTCTCCACTCACTTGCACTTGTTCCAGATATAACATCTGATTCAATACCAGAAACCCATCTAACAGGGTTTGCTCTTCTTGATGCAATGTCGTATGATGTAGCATCATCATCATCAGTACCAGGTGTAAAATCTTCTAAGAAACCTGCTTTGGAGTAAAAATATGTTTGTGATTTGGAAGTTGTACCAGCGAGGATTAATCTTTGTTCAGCAATAAAAGCAGCAGAGGGGTATCCTGTAGTTGTACTAAAAGCACCAAGCCTGAAAGTAGAAAAGGCACCAGTACCAGAAAATGTTCCTGTAGAAGTTTGAATAGCTCCAGTAACAACAGTAGTAGATGTAAATGCCGTGATCTTAATATATCTAAGGTTGCTACTATCGGTAATTTGGATTAGTCGATCATAAGTTCCTGTTCCATTTGTACCTGTTGTATCTGTTGCTAAAAAAGTAGCACTAGATGCAGTTACAGAAACACTTCCACTTGTACCTCCTAAAGTTAGTGTAGCACCAGTAGTATCATCTGGTAAGTAAGGTCCGTCTATAAAATCTACACTTGCTAATGTCCAACTTGTATCACTTGCTCTTGTTAGTTTTTTTGTTGGATGACTAGGATGTACTAAATACATTGTACCTTGATCTTGTACAGTTTGTATTTCAAATAATTGTGCTTCTGTGTATGTACTAGTAATTTCTAATATTTTTTGTGCTTTACCTGCGGAACCAGAATGTTCGCCATATCCTTCTGATGTGCTAGTATCAACACCAGACAATTGAAATGTATGAGTTGTTTTATTAGCAACAGTAAATCTTCTATTATTTACTTGAGTCATACCTGCTACACTATGAATAAAAACATGATCTCCATTTGAATATCCATGTGAACTAGCAGTAACTACACCTGGGTTAGCATTAGTAATACCTGATATAGATTTTTCTGCTTCTTTAAGCTGATCTGTATCTTTGAAGAATCTCATTTTTAAATTAGATAATTCTATTATGTATGCTTGTGAATCAGATTCTTCAAAAGTTATAAGCCTAGATACTTTAGTATGATCTGCGGCTTCTGCACAAAATACAGTACCAGATCTTCTATCTGCACCACCTTGAGGTCTTACCCTTATATTAGTTAATGTTTTTGCAGCATTATTGTATAGCTTAAGATCTGATCTGCCATACATACTAGGAGAAAACTCTCCTCCTACAAAAGAATTAACAATTTCATTACTTGTGCTCATAGTCTCTCATCTGCAAATGCGTCAGACTCTACTGATTCAACTTCTCCCTCTTGACCACTAGCTGCTCTTGCATCTCTTATATGTTGGTTAAAATCTATACGTAACATATTACGTAAAGACTCATCACTTGTTAATCTCATACAAATTTGCACTGCTATACGTGTAGATAAAGCTACACTAAACAATGGATCAAATTGCATTGGATCAGTAACAATAGCTATATATCTAATATTAGCTGAAGAAAAATTACCTAATAGTTTTCTACCTTCTACTGTCCATTCATACTGTTTATATGAATCTACATCTAATACACGTAAACAATAGGGATCAGATGGTAATGTGAATTGATACGACCACCCCCAAACTGGAGTAGTTGTTAAAGATGCAAGGTTGGCTCTAGCCCGAGCAAATCTCCAAGGATGGGAACGAAGCAAACCATTCCTTAGATGCTCATATACAGAATTACAAGCCCTTGCTGCCTCTGTATTGTCAGTCAACGCACCAATACGTTCATCACCTAACAAGGCTAGAGCCATATTACAAACACTTGTTTCTGATACTGTTGTCATTTAACAATCCCACTTTCTCAATGCTTTGTTAATTCTTGAATTTGGATCTCTTGCTGTTTTAGCTGAAGTTAATTTCTTTTTCATACCCGTCATTCTAGCACAGAAACTTTTACGTCTCTTTGCTGCTTTTGGACTTTTCTTTGCTTGTTTTCTTGATACTGGAGGTTTTAGTGTACCGCCTGTTTGTGCTTTGTAAGAACTACGACCTTTACGATTCAAACCACCTTCAGGGTTCTTACCAGATTTTCTTTGCCATGCTGCAGTTTTAGCCATGCGAATCTCCTAAAATATGAGGGAGCCATTGAGACTCCCCCACAATTTATACATTAATCAATAACGTAAGCAAACATACCACCAATGGTCGCAGCCGCTGGAAGTGTTCCATCATTGACTTGTGCAGTAAGCACTACGCCTTCTCTTGATTCAAAAAGAACGGTTTCGTGTGTTCCTATTGTTCCTGCTGGAACAAAAGCAACAGCAGATGATACATCGACACCATCGTCTAATCCGTTAGGATCAGCAGCAACGGCAACGCCTGCATCACTTGTGTACGCTAACCATCCAAGATCCATTGTTCTACTAGAGCCTAGTGCTGAACTATGCACTCTACTCAATGGTAGAAGTAAACGGACTTTTCCTGCAGGTATCTTAATAAGATTTGCAGTAGAGCCAGCATCACCAGCATCAGATCCTTGAACAAAAGTAAAGAATCCAATCCTGATACGGCCCATCCATTCATGGGATTCAGGAACCTTAGCAGGAATAGTAACGTATCCTTCAGTGTACTGTGTAGAGGATTCTGTTGTAACAGCCATTTTCTATACTCCTTCTAAGTTGGGTCGCAAGCTATTTCAACAACTTTTTCATCTTCTACTCTTGTAGCACCTACAGAGAGTTCAGTATAAACTTGTGTTGAATAGTTCTTGTCAGGGCGTTCGGAAATTTTAACATTGATGTCTTGACCAACTGCGAGGCCAACAGCATTTCTGCTGAAGCAATAAACCAATTGGTCAGAGCTTCCATCAACACTTAAACTTTCATATCGAACAAATTGAAAACCCATAAATTGGTTAATACGACCTTGTACTAAACCATATACATCATTGTAATCTCTACTTGAAACAGTAGTTTCAGACAATAATTTCATGAGTTGTTTACCATTAGTAACGCAATATAGAGGCTCGTCATCATCAACTGCATCAGCAGTTAATAGGATGTCTTTAGCAGCTAAAAGTTTACCAACAGAAAGACCTACATCTCCAGAACCAGCATCAAAAGTATGGTTATTAACCGCTACTTTTTGACCTGATGCTAAAGCTACAGCACTTGCGGCGTCATCCTCATCCATAGAATAAGCACTTCCACCAAAAGCTCCATATATTGCAGAGTCAATTTGTCTACCTGCTGCATATACAGCATTAGTTACATACGTACCTTCTGGGTCCGCAAGTAATTTTGCTCTATCAGCAGTATCTATAAGATCAGCCCACACATAATCTTCTAGCGTTACACGCCTTCTACTATGTGGAGTCGAAATTAACGGTGTATCCGCATGACGTGAGGTTCTTCTCTGCATGGCTGTTGAGCCGATACGATCGAAATAACCTGCTTTGCCACGAAGAAAATCTGGGTCATCACGTATTACACCACGCATACGTGAGCCTTTCTGTTGTGAAAGTAGTAAAAAGTTATCTTTAAACTGTTCCACAAAAGATGTCGGTATTTGTGTACTCATAACATTCTCCAAGTTAACAGACAATTAAAATTATGTCGGCTAAGTAATCCAAGAGGAGTCTTGGGCCTATCCTGTAAGCTAACGTGCTTGTAAAACGCTTCCGAAGAAGAGGGTAGGGCTTTCGAAAAAGTAATCCTTACTACTTTAATACTTGTTTTGACAAAACTTTTCTAGTGTTTTTTTTAACAATCGGTTCATTTATTAACCAATTGTAGTAACGATCAGCTAAATCATCAAATTTTAACATAGTTGACTCTGATGCTCCGTGTACTGCTAGTCGTAATGCTTCAACTCTTAAAAAGTCATTTCTTGATTTGTCATCAGACATTATCATAAGCCTTTTTATACAAATCATTCATATCGAGTGCAGCTTGTTTATGATTAGGATGTTGTTTATTCCAATACGGATGCTCTCTATCAGCCTGAATAGATTTAATTTTTTCTTTAGCGTCGTCTTTAGTAGGTGCTGATGTATTCACTGTACCCTCTCTAGCTGTTGGTGTTTCTGATATACTTGATCCTATATTTGATAAACTTTTCATTAAACTAGGATTTTGTGCAGATGCTTGTTTAATCATCTTTGCGTCAGACTCAGTAAAGAATTGAGATAGAGCAGCATCTACTTGACCTAAATTTTTGTCATAGTTTACTCCCCAATCTTTACGTAGTTCTTTTGATGCTCCGTCAGCGGCTTCAGCCATTCCTCTTGCTGCTTCTTGAAGTTGTGCAGTAAACCCTGCTTGTATGTGATCCATCATACCTTTAGCTTGTGGTGCAGTTAATCCAAACTTATGAGCTGTTTCTTTAAAGCTCTTCACATTATCTTTATTAACAGCAGTAACACCATCTATACCTTCTACTGCTTGTGGTTCAAATTCATAACCATCAGTTGTTTCAGGTCTGCCTAGTCTATTATAAAATTTACTTCTAGTATCTTCATCTGCATCTTCTGTTGGTATGGAGATCATAGATCCAATTTTTTCTTTAGTTGCTACATAAGACTTTGCTAAGTCTCCTGCTGTTTTAAAATCTTTTAAAGCTCCACTATCTTTTAAATCTTCAGGTAGTAGATCTTGTAAAGTTTGTACTTCTGGTTCGTTATTTGTTTCATCAGTCATCTGTTAGTTTCTCCGCTTCAGTTTCTATTTCGTTTGGGTTTAATTTAGATAAGTGCATCATGCGTAAATAAACGCTTCTTTGTCCTTCGTTATATGCAGTTTTCATATGATTGAGTGGATCGAAAGAAGGTCGTTTACCATACATACGATACAAATCTTTTAGTAGTTCCTTTCCGTCTGGAGTTGTCAAAAGTTTGCTGTACAACTCCGCTACTCGTTTTAATGCAATCACTTCGTAATATACCTCTATTCTCTAGTTAATTTATCTGCTCTAGCTAAACTTTCTATTATTTGAGCTTGGTCTATGCCTTGTGTCTGAGCTTGAGCTTGTCCTTGTGCTTCAGCCCTAGATGTTCTCATTTCTTCCATTTCATCAGGAGATCTTAGTATTTGTTCTGGAACATCTTGACTGCTAGCCATAAATCTTGCGGCTGCCTCATGATTAATAATATCATAAACAGTAGGATCTATTTGAGCAGCTTGAGCTAAACTCTCATATAATCTTTGTACAGAAAATACTTCTGACATTCTCTCAGATCTAGCAAGAGGACCACTATATCTAACATTGATAGATGCTTTGTTACCAAATGCTTCTATTAGTTGAGGAGGAGGATCAGGTAAAGCACCGCCTCTATCCATTATACCAAATACTCGGTCAATCAATGGATTAAGAAACTCTGTTTCTATTCTTCCTAGGGTTGGACCTAATACACGTTGCATTAACTCAACTCTAGTTCTGATCTCTTCTGCTGTCATCCTGTCAGACTTAGGCAATTCTAATTGATCGGCAAAGAAGGTTTGACGTATTCCGTTTCGTAATTCATCAAACTTAATACGACCAATATCGGCCCTGCCTCGGAACTCATAAAACCATAAAGCATCTCTGTCTCGAATAATGGTTCCTTTTCCAGGCCTCAAATCAACTTTGCCAATCACCCCATCATCTAACACAAAGAAAGGTGGGTCAATAAATTTCGCCCATGCATTTAGTTCTAATTCNGTTGACTTNTTTAAAACCTTAATATCTGGGAGTGCTGTATTACCTGGACCTCTACCATANATCTCNCCACTATTACGGCTCCAACGTGTAACCATACTTGGCATTTCATTATAACCGCTTTCTTCTATAATCTCTGAGCTAGTTATATCAATCCAGCATGATCCGTAATCCATATTTTTTGTATCTATTTTTGAGGGATCTTTGTCATGCCTTGGTAAAATCCAATGTAAGAAAGGAAATTTTTCATGTGGATTATTAGAATAGGCTCTTTCCATTTTCTCAGGCATAACCCAATCAGGAAATCTTTTGCGTATCTGTCTAGTAGTCCAACTGTATATATAACAACAGGCATTAGCTCTACCCCAGTCATCTTCTTCAAAGACGTAACCTTCAATTGGATGAGTAACAAACTGCAATCCGTTATATTTTTCTTTACCAACTTTAGGCTCACACATAATAGAAGCCGTACCAAAACCAGTTAGATCAATATAAAACTCGTGAACAGAAGAATGAAAATTGGCTTCATTCATAGCGTTCCACATTCTACGTGAGCTTTCTTGTAGCCACATTCTTATATCAGGATCTTTGTTTAATTCTTCATTGTTAGCTATTTGTAAATCAAACCATCTGAACGATCTACTAGTGAGTGTTCCTTGTAAATTTGCAGCTAACACTTCGTGAGCATGCATAGGTACAGAAGCAAATCTTTTGGTATGAGCTTTAGTCCCAGGTGTACGAATAGTAGTAATTGTAGCTTTACGTGGAATTAGATGATCTGCAATCTCTTGGAAATGGTCATCCCATACTCTACGTGCATTTCTTAATGCATCAAATCTTTCTATAAGTTCTCTTGCTGTATATTCAGTCATCACTAATCCTTATTAATCTAAAACGTCATAATCACCAATAGTCATTAATACTTCTGGTCTACTATGAGAGTCGCCTGGTAATCTTGCGTTTTTTAAACACATAATACAATATCTTGTTGCATCCATTAAATCATCTTTTTCTTTTACAATTTTACCATCTCTACGATGATACATTCTAAATTCTTCCCACCAATCCGCTAGATGCTCTGCTACTTTAAACCTACCTGTTTCCATACGATCAAGTAATTCAGTAATACCAGCCTCAACAGAAAAACCTCCTTTTTCCCATTTAGCATGATCTCGTAACATCTTAACACCATCTTTACGCCATAACTCGGCAATAGGCAATCCTGATTGTCTATCGTGTTTATGTCCATCGTGAGGCCAGGCTATCGGAATCCATTCACCACGCCCCTTAACTGCTTTCGTATGAACAGCAAGTTTTTCCCTACTCCTACGATAAACATCATATAAATAGAGTGTATCAGAGTCCCTATCCCACCTAACAAAAACAGCAGCAGTAGGATGATCCCAATCACCAAAATCAACAGCCCCAATGCAAGGCCAATAAGAAGGAAACCCTTCTGTAAAATCTGAGACTTTAAATGTGATTTGTTCTTCATCGATTGGGTACACTCTTCCGCTTCCTAGCATTGGAACACCAGCAGTTCTAGCATCTCTTTCATGTGCTGGATACTGAGCTAGTATTTGTTCTTTTTGTTTTGTAGAATAATGATCTGCATCATGTAAAGTCATTTGTACATAATGCCTAGTTTTTTTCCCTTGTTCTGAAGGCTGTAAAAATCTTCTTACAACTTCAGACATTCCCAGTAATGGTGTAAACGTAATTAACACTGGACCTTGGCTAACATTCAAACGAGTTAACCCTTCTGTATATATATCTATAGGTGGCTCTTCATCATACCACTCACCATCTAATGTTTCTCCTTGCCATTTCTCTCTACCTTTTTCGTAGGACTTAAGCCAGCAATACGATAGACCACCTGACTCATGCCTAACAGTAAAGTTGTCAACCAAGTCTGGAGTTCCCCTTGCGAGTTGCACAGCCTCAATGCTATCAAGAGGAACCATACCAGTACCATAGTTTCTCTTTTGACCAAGTAGTACACGTTGTGGATTGTCTCTTGTACTTTCACCTGTAACTCCAGCTACCCACCATTTAGTAGCTTTGTTAAATTTATAACCTTGCCACCACTCAGGGTATCTTCCAGTCATATGCATTGCTACCTCAGCACCAGCGCACCAAGTTTTTCCAACCTGGTTAGCAGCAATTAACATACGTTCTCTAAATTGCGATCCGCTATTATGGAAGTCAGTTTGTTTTTTGTAGGGTTTATATAACTCTAATTTATTATAGAGTTGGTATTGCTCAAGCTCTTCTGTTATCTGAGCTAACTCAGCGATTTGCTCGTCTTGTTCTTCCGTTGCACTCATGCCAGTTGTTTTGTAATCCATTTAATCAAATGAGGATTATCTCTTAATACTTGAGTTAAATATGTTGCCATAACTGAAACCACTCGTTCTTCTTGTTCTTCCAGTTCATCTTCGCTCTGGGCTTTATTCTTCAACTTACCCATAGCGTAGATAGCATGTAATACTTCATGAAGCAAGGTATCTACTAAAGCAGCACCTTCTAATCTGTTATCAACACGTATCTGACATTGTAAATATGTGAAATCTCCAAAGGCTTCTCCATCTCCAGGTATAAAGAAAACATCAATATCCATGCCACCTATCTTGATAACCATATCGGCTTTTTTCTTCATCTTAAAACCTATACATTATATATAATATATATACTCGATATGCCACAGGTGGCACAAGATCTTTATTTGTAGTTTTCAATCAACGAGTTAGAAGAAATAATCTGCTCACTTTTAGGCAATACTGTCAGTAGACTAGGCAATCCTGACACTCGACTTTTTTAGAACAATGTATGTTAGGGTCTTTTATATTACTATCAGCTTTCCCTTGGGGGTTATGGGGGTACTGTATTCTGTAATATATATCTTTTCGCTAACTTTTTTGTTTATCGTCAACTTTTTTGCCTAGTGTACTGCCTCGTCAGTACTTTTTTCTTCTTCCTGCTCCTTGTCAAAGGTATTAGCAGGTTTATTTAGCCCTTCTATAAGCTCCTTAGCTCTCTCCTGCAGTTGTTTTACATCTGATGGACTTTGTGCTGACATATTCAATACTCGTTCTACAGGCCGATGTCCTGACCTATCTAGTAAATCCTTTAGTGCATCAAACTGTACTTTCTCGCTTCTAGCTCCAGTGGCTAACCTGACTAACCTATCCATCAGTGTAGGTGCTAGTGCTGAGAACGCTGAATGTGTTAATTCATGTATTCTATCTAGTACGTGTGTCTTAGTTAATAATCTATGTGCTTCGACTGCTGCTGACTCATTTGCATATCCAGCATCTACTGCCGATTGTTGTTTCTTGCCACCATTTGCTACATATGCCTGTGCAAATGCTTCTTGCTTTGGTGTTAATGTTCTAGCCATGTGAATATCCTTATGTATTAATCTTATGTTTATCTAAGAAATGTCCTCGCAAGAGCTCGGTCTTGTTAAGGTTTATAGTGTCGCAAAATTTGAACTAAAGAATTACGTTACTCATCTGCCGATCCATTACCCAGATTTGCCTTTCTTACGAAACCCTCTTTCGTCAGCACTCTTTTGCAATGCTCTAATTTAATCCACTCTATGTAGTTATAAGATACCCTAACTATAGATCAGAAGAACCCTTACTGCAAGTCAACCTCTTCGAGGAGATCCTGCGGATCTAACTTGCACTAACGAACCTTCCAATCTTTATTAAGGGTATTCTAATCACAACATAGTGTGGTCAAATTAGGATTGCAAAAGAGCACTGTCGAAAGAGGGCAGAAGAAGCAAAACTGGGCAACGGACCAGCAGCTGACTAACATAATCCTCTAGCTCAAATTTTATTTTTTGCGACACTATTTTGTATTAGTAAAAAAAACAACAAAAAAAGGAGTTAATTATGGACTTAACAAACGAAGAAAGAATATCGCAATTGAAACAATTGCTCAAATATAATCAAACAGAAGTCAAGAGATTATATAAATTAATAGAAGAAAAAGATAATTTAATTAACAAAATGAATACATTCATAAGAACTGTTAACAATGGAGAATACAATGCAACAACAATATAGTATAATACAACACTTAGACGAATACTTTGAATTAACTAATAAAGAAAGTGTTCAAGATAACGACGAAAGAGTATTAAAATTAATATCTAATTATTGGTGTAAACAAAATTACGATCATGCAGCTCTTATGGATATTATAGAAGAAGGAGGTAGTAGCGATGATAACATTGAAGTATCGCAAAGTGAAATTAGTAGAGAAACCTATCTACGTTAAACCAGTTAGTAAAGTAACTTTAGTTATTCTAATAGTATTAACATTAGGACTAGCTAAAGCAATAGGTGTTAGTATTTAGTAATAACATTAACTTAATTACATGGAGGTAATTACAATGACTACAGTAAAACTTATCAAAGACAGACACGAATCAGAAATCTATGATCGTGTAGAGATTAGTAATATTAACTTTGATCAAATCTTTAGTTCTATTATAGAAAACTTAGCGGATGATCCATTCACTTGTAATGGTGCTATGACTTACATAATTTACTCTTTAGAGAATCAAATCAAAAAGAATATAGAAAGAGTAGAAGCATTACGTGATGAGATTAATTCTTTATCAAGCATTGATACAGAGATACCTATGGAAAAGATCAAAGGTTTAGAACGTAACAAAGACGTTTTTAATCAACAGTTGTTTCGTAATACACAAATGTTAGAGAAAGCTAAACAATCTTTTAACAAACTTATACATCAGGTTAAGTGGTATAACTTTCGTGGTGAAGAACAAACGTTTAGTAACTATGGTTTGTACAAAAGTAAAAAAGTAAATTGGAAAAAGCTTAATAAACAAGATCCAATATACAAAAAAATAGTAGATGATTTTAATAAAGAATCACAACCATTACTAGATAAAGCCAAAAAAGCTATTGGTTAATCATTAACATAAATGCTCCTAGTCCTAAATGACTGGGAGCAGTAAGGAGATTATTATGCCAAGTGGAAATGAATTAGGAGATAACATCATATATGGAATACTACTGTTTGGATTTATAACAGCATTAGTAGTTCCTGCACTAATAGTAGAAACAATACAAAAATATAAAAGGAAAAAACAATGAGAAGTATATTAACAGCAGTAGCATTATCACAATTAGCAATAAACTTATTTAATATAAGACCAATGAAAAAAGTGCGTCATGCAGTGGGAGATTTTATAACCCCTTATCCAGACTTAACAAGAACAGAAGAAGAATCAGAGATAATAAATAAAAGTTTAGATTTAAATGATATGTTAATAAGTAAAAGAATTACTGATTTAGAAAATACAATAAATAAATTATCAATATCAATAGATGAAATGCAATTAAGAGTTTGTGATTTAATTGTTGCAGAACACGATAGATTAAAAAAGGAGGTAGACAATGAAAAACTTAATGTTTTGGATAGCTAAAATATATGATAAATTTGGTCCTGTACCTGTAGAGTATGGTATGTTTACGTTAAACAAAAAAGATAAAACTTTTTATTATGTATATATGTTACGTGGCAATATCAAAGTAAGACTAGGTCCAGTATGGGCTAGTCCACAAGATTGTTTAAACTTTATGGAAGCATTAAATATCAAAAAGGAAGCACGTTATGAATAAAAATATAAATCCAGAAATGAACATCGTTCATCTTAAAAATGCAATAGATGATTTGTATCAAGATTCATTTTATAATGATGCAGAACCATACTTATCAGAAGTAGTAAATCTTAAAATAGCTCGTGAAAGATTAACAACAATAATTAGTCATGTAGAAACAGCAGGAGATCATTTAGAAAAACTTGCAGAACAAGTTGCGTATGAACGTAAAATAGATGAAGAGATTAAATCTTTATATCAATCAGGAGATAAACGCATTGCAAAATTATAGGAGGTAACAATGATTATTGCAGGTATATTAACAGCCTTTGCTTTCTTAGTATTATTTTGGAAACTAGGTTTTAGAAGATTTAGATTATTAGAAGTGCCTATAGATTTAGGCGTAACAGCAGTAATGGCTTTATTATTCTGGGGTACATTCTCAGGAATGATGACAGCGATTGTTGGTGGCTTAGTATTTAGTTTATTATTTAGAGTAGCAGTAAAAGCATGAGTCTTATAATTGTTACTCATTTATGTTTAGTAATGTCATCCATAACATCATTAGAAATGGATTTAGATCCTATAATTAGTAGTTTATTTTGTGTTCCACAATATACAAATTTCTACTCTGAACCGTACAATGGTAAATGTTACAAACATAAAGATTTTCAATATGTATGCAAAACGAAAACAATTTATATACCAAAAGAAAAGGAAAGATACAATGCAAACGCAAGACGTAACAACGAAATGGAACGTACCAAATGAGTACGCATTTAATTTAGACGTAGCTAAAACACAAGTACCTAATAAATATTATTTACGTAAACTTGTACCCAGTTATGAAACTAACGGTCTTAGTAATTGGGATCCTATAGCAGTTGTAGGTAGAGGCTTATCTAATCCCATTACTCATGTAAATTATTTTAAAGCTGTTAAAGAAAGTTTTTTTAATAACATGGATAAAAAAGAATTAGACAGCGCTCAAGTGTCTTGGAATGGATCAAATAATGGAGCAGTATTAATTTTAGACGTAAAATTTCCTAATACAAATCAACTATTTAGACTTAAAAATAAAGGAAATATGGTTTCATGGAGAAAATCATTACGTACTATTATTGTTAGATCGTTAGATGGAACTTTTTCTAATGTAGCTTTACATGGAGACATAGATTGGTTTTGTATGAACACATTAATCAGTGGTAACTTTGATTCTATTAAAATTAGAAACAGCAGAAGTTTTGATGTACATAACTTTGCAGATAAAATAGAAGATGTTACTTATAAATTTTACAAACAATGTAAAATAGAACAAGAATATGCAAATGCATACGTAACTGATTCATCTGTACAAAACTTAATTAAAGATATTTATCCTGATACTAGTTACGTTCTAAACCGTGAAGAAAATGTTACACCATTAGAAGAAGTATTAAAACGTAAACAACAAACTATATTTGATGCTTATAAATTAGAAGCAAAAGATAGAGGACATACTGTTTATTCTGTTATGTCTGCTTTTACAAGAGACTCAACTCACAGACCTTTTAGAAATACTAAAACAGTTTCTAAATGGAATACTGTAAATGCAAAACAACATAAACGTGAAAGACAAGTACAAAACATTTTACAAAGTGATGTTTGGAAAAACTTTGTTCATCAAAAAGTAGGAGTTACACAATGACCGAATACAAACAATTAGCAACAGCAACATTTATTAGAGAAGCAAGAGATATAAATAATAATGTAGTACCTGTGCGTGTTAAAGCTCAAGGTTACGTTGATGATAACGAAGAATTACAAGTTTGTTTATTAAAAATAAGTTTACAAGCAGCTGTTAATGACTACGAAGGCAATACTATAAATTTACTTAACGATGCAGCAGATGAATTATCTGCACAATTTAAAGAAGTAAGGAGATAAAACAAATGAGTGAAGATGAACCAATAGAATGTGAAGAATGTAACGGTGCAGGTTATCTTATAAAGCCACCAGATGATGCTTACGAATGTTACGTATGTAACGGAGATGGTTACGTATAAGAAAAAGAGTCGACCAATGGAGGATGGCCGACTCTAGTTTGCACTAAACGAAGGAAAGATATTAATTGACTTTAGAAGACAATCAACGAAAACACCCTAACAGCTATACTTGAGAAAAGAAAGGACCATTTTGCTCTAATTTTAAACCTGGCTTAGTTTTACTGCCAATATTGACATAAGAAGTATATCTACTCTCTGTCATTTCTAAATATGCGTCTGATTTAAACTTATCTCTATTTAAATTAAAGACCATATCAAAGGCTAATAACATTCCTTCGCCTCCACGAGTGTTATTATCCTGGTTGAGTTGGGCGGCAACGATGCACCAGATCTGTCGTTGTCGCACCAACCCTGCCAAAGATTGTGCAACATACTCCAAATGTTCAGTTCTATTTTGGTTATTACCTTTTATAAGTTGTAAATAATCAACAATAACACCATGAATTTGCAATTCATCAATGGCTTTATGTATCAACTTTTCTAATTGATCTAACGTAATACCACTAGCATTAGAATAATAAACATTATCAGGTGCAGTTTCTAAGTATTTATTTATTTCGCTTGCATTAATGTTACCATCCATAAACTCAATGCTATCTTTTTTTAAAGCTCTAGCAAGTTGTCTATGTTCTAACTCTTGGTCATTCATTTCTGCTGTAACCCATAAATGCGGTACACCATTAATATTTAAATTATAAGAAACAGTTCCAAGTAAAATTGTTTTACCAACTTTTTTACGTGCTTGTAATCCATATGCCTTACCAGCATATAAACCACCACCCATAGCTTTATCTAACTTTGAAAGACCAGTAGAATCACACCTACTAGGATCTTCTAAGTTTTTTAAAACAGCAGCTATAGCTTTCTTACGACTACGATACTCCATTATAATACATTAGGAGCTAGATCATCCTCAATAGACGTAGTATTTGTAATGCTTGATATGGTTTCATCTGACCACCCCTCAGCATTAAGCCAAGTAGCAGGATAAGGAATATATTGTTTATCAGTTTGTTTCTCTTCATGAAATACAGTAAATTTTTTACTTGCTTCAATGAGTACATTCGGATCTGTTCCTTTTTTAACTGCTGTTGCAAAAGATTTTTCTGCTCTACCTTTACCCATTTTACGTGGATATGCATTATAAAATTCATTAAATAAATGTGTTAACTCACTGCTTTTACTAGACTTTTCTAAATCATTTGCAGTAATAAATAGTTCAGGTTTTTTTAATAAAACTTTTTTATATCTGTAAAAAGATCGTGGTGAAATATTTAATTCACTACAAGTTTTAATATAATTTAATGCACATACAGGTACATTTTTACCGTAAGAATATATTAACAAACGTAATGCACCATCATCAATAGATGACTTAGCAGCAATAATTAATTTTTCATTTTTCATTCTGTAGATACTCCATAAATTCTTCAGACTGTGTAAAATATTTATACAACCAATAAACATCTGCTTCATGACTTGTGTTTACTTGGTTTCTAAAAGTCGAATTAGTTATAAAATCTTTAGCACTTTGTATAACTTCTTCTTTTGTGGCATTACCTTTTCCTGTAGCAATCTTTTTAATCTTAGAAGGATGTACTGACCACATAGTTGCACCTATTTGATAACCTATAAGATGTAATAAACCAATCATAGCAAACTGCATACGTGATGCTCTTACTGCTCTAACATATGCTTCTTCATAAACAATATGATGAATATCATTCAAAGCAAGTTCAGATGCAAAGTCATAAAAGCTATGTAAGGTAGCACCAAAATGTTTTTCATTACAGTATAAAGAGAAAAGATTAGGTACTTTTTCTTCAGGATATTTACCAATAATCCATGCAGAATGTCTGCCAGGATCACAGCAAAGTATATTTATATTTTTCATTTTTAATCCGTTTAGTACAAAGTTGTAGATTAATAAGTGCGAATATAGTATAATAGTAAGTTGCACAATTAAACAAGGAGAAAATTATGAGTAATGCTCAACCCCTAAATATATATCAACGTCTGCATAAAGCTATTCAAAACATGAGTTATGTAGAAAAGAAGAAACAAGGCGGTATGCCATTTAAGGCCGTTTTGCATGATGATGTTTTACTTGCTTCTAGGCAAGCACTTATAGATGTAGGTGTTATTGCTTTTCCAACTAAAATAGAATTTACACAAGATGGCAATAGATCTCAGGTAGAAATGTCCGTACGTTTTCAAAACATAGATGAAAATGATGACTGGTTTGATGTTCCAACTGTAGGTCAAGGTATTGGTAATGATGACAAAGGTCCAGGTAAAGCAATAAGTTATGCTTTCAAGTATGCTTTACTAAAAACATTAGCTATGCGTACTGGTGATGACCCAGATAAAGAAAATCAAAGTCATACAACAACAGAAGATACAAACATATTCAGACGTTTAGAATTACAATTATCTAATGTAAAAACGCAAGAAGATATGCAAACTTTTAGAAAAGAAACAAAGGAGGATATGGTTAAATTATCTAGTACAAACAAACTATTAGCACAAACAATACGAGACAAAGTTAAAAATTATACACAAACATAGGAGAATATATTATGATTATAGCAACATTAGGCGGCAATCTTGGTAGAGATGCAGAACAAAAATCTATTGGCTCTACTAACGTAACAAACTTTTCAATAGCTTCTACTGACTACAATGCAAAAACCAAAGAGAAAGAAACTGTTTGGGTTAATTGTGCTTTGTGGGGAGCTAGAGGAGACTCGTTAGCTCAATATTTAACTAAAGGTTCTAAGGTATTAGTAACTGGTAAGTTACAGCAAGATACCTATACAGCTAAAGATACAGGCGAACCAAAGACAAGTCTTAAAATTACTGTAGATCAAATAGAACTTATGGGTTCAGTAAAAGGAGAAGATGATATTCCTGATCCTTTTAACTAGGCAAAGTTTGGGTAGGGCTTAATAAAGCAAATTGAATCCCTTAGTCTCTTTCTGTTTCAATTAATGTTTTATTGCTCTACCCATTTTTTTACGGAGAAATAAATGTTTGCACAATACGCTTCTCAACTACATGAAATGGGATGGAATGTAATACCATTATCAGGTAAAAAACCTATAACTTCACAATGGACAAATTACTCTTACTATCCCCCTAGCGAACTTGAATTACAGATATGGATTAAAAAGTATCCTAAAGCTAACATAGGCTTAGTACTAGGTGGTTATACTAATGTTATTGCAATTGATATAGATATAGATAATGCAGAAAATGCTATAAAGATTCAAACTCTAGCATCAAAGGTATTTGGTTTATCACATATTATACGTTATGGCAGAGCACCTAGATCAGTTTTATTATATAAATCTTTTACTGAAATAAAAACAAGTATAGGACCAGTAGAATTTTTAAGTACAGGTAGACAAGTAGTCATATTTGGTCAGCATCCGTTAACTAAAAAACAATATCATTATGAAGATTTTACTCCATTAGAGTGTGAACCAGACAATTTACCTACAATAACCTATGAACAAGTAGAAACATTCAAAAATTTAGTACAGCAATACTTACCTAAAAAAGTAATAAGCAATGGTTACTCTACTACTGTTGGCGATACAGGTTATTTTGATGACTTAAAAGACTCACGTAAACTACGCAATGCTTTCGATAGACGTAACAAGATATGTGAACAGTTACAAGGAGGTGAACCTGGTAAATGGCATAACATTTTATTATCGTGTGTAGCAGCTTTAGCAAGTGATGGATGCAGAAAAGATAGAATAAAACAAATAATAGAAAATAACTACAATGCACCAAAAGAAGGTCCATATGCAGAAGACTGGGAAAAATTAGATCAAATAATACAAACTGCAATTACTAAATTTAGGAAATAAAAATGGTTTACAAAGATCATAATAAAATAGGTGGTACTGCCGCTAATGTTATAGCACACGGCAAAGTTTACGATACAGACGTAATAGATTTATGGAGACAATTTACAGGTCGTGCAGACAAGCCTGATTTGTCTAATTCTTTGCCTGTTTTAATGGGACAGACTACAGAGCAATTAAACGCTGACTGGCTTGCTTCTCAGAAAGATATACTTATTGATACTCAATCAGCCACAGATCAACTCTACACGGCTAAGAATGGCTTTATGATTGCTCAAATAGACGGATTAGTACACGAAGGTGGTGAAACAGGCTTATTTGAGGCTAAACATACTGGTATGCACAAGAAAATGCCTGATATACTAGAACTGTATTATCCACAGATACAGCATTATATGTCAGTTATGGCACTTCCATGGGCATATCTGTCAGTATTCTTTGGCAATTCTAAACACGAATATGAGAAAATATATGCAGATCCAATATATATCAAAGCATTAATTGTAAAAGAAACAGAGTTCTGGAATTGTGTTGTCAATGATATAGAACCTACTATTGGTAAACCTATAAAAATTAAAAAAGAAGAATGGAGTAAATATACTAAAAAGGTTAGTTTTATTAGTAATAATAGATTTACAGAATTAGAATCTAGGTATAATTCTAACAAAGAATCTCATCTACAATTTAAAGAATCAGAACAAGAATTAAAAAGTATGATGCCAGACGATGCAAAAGAAATTTATGGCAATAACTTACGTATAACCAGGGATAGGAAAGGAGCAAAACGAGTGTGGCAAATAAAAAAAGACAACAAAAACAACTCCTAACTTACTGGGCTATTAGTTCTATTATACGTGATCCAGAATATTTTAATACATTAAATGAAGAAGATTTAATAGACGTTGATATTACATTAAAAAAATTAAGCAGAGTACACTGGATAAAGCTACATCAAGTATCAGTAAAACTAGCCGCTTATTTTGAAGAAAAAAAATATTATTTAGAACAAAGAAAGAAATAAAATGAGATTAGAAGAAATANTAGATACAGCTAAGTTACAAATTACAGACGTAAAAGCAAAACAACACGGAGATGCNAAAGAATCTTTTGTATTTATAGCTAAACTATGGTCTGCATACTTAGGAATAAGTATATCAGCAGACGATGTAGGTCAGCTTATGAGTTTACTTAAAATAGGTAGAAGTAAATTTGGCGATTATAATGAAGATGATTATGTAGATAGCATAGGTTATCAAGCATTAGCAGGATGGTTAAAAAGACTACAAATTGAAGGACCTATGTAATTACAGTTTCATTCTAGTTTTATATGATTGAGTGTCTTTCCAAGTAACTTCACCATCGCAACAATCAGCAACAGATCTTTTACATTGCATACATGCATAATGACTACCAATTATAATGTATTCTGTCCATTGACCGCACCAAGGACAATCAGAAGGAAGCATACTCATTCAGCTTGCATTAGTTCATAGTGCGGTAAGTCATGGAAACTCTGATCTTCAAACAATCTATTAGAGTTCCAATCACCACCCCAACGTAAACTAATACCCATTTCTTCTGCTACTCCCTGTACAAAACCAGCAAATGATAAAATTGTTTTGTATCTTCCCAATCAACAGGATAAGGAACAACGTCTACGGCTAAAGAAGGTTGTCTATTATGCTTTGATTTAGGATATTTAAGCTTAGATTTTCCAGAATGATATGCAGAGTCTTGTTCTTCTTGGCCTCTGTAACCTTCTATAACAGCACAATCATAAGTCTCTACAACTTTCTTAAATAACTTTTGTAAATCTTGATGAGCTTCACCTAAATTACCTTTAGACTTAGGGCCAAAACTAGGCATCAGATTTTCCTAATTTTTTAAGAACCCATTCTTTAAATCTAAACCAGCGAATGTACACCTTAGCCCATAGCTCTAAGTATAAATCATTAAACATAGATTTTATCTTTTTCATTACTCTTATTCCCATCAGTATGATGTGATACAGAAGCAGTTTTAATTACTACTTTATCATTAATCTTTTTTGATTTGTATGGTAACACCATTGGTTTACCTGACGTTGTTACAGCATATGGCATAATTTACTCCTTATAATTTAAAATACTGACCTCTAAAGGCAGCTTTATTTTCACCAAGAATATACACTATTTCTGGAGGATGTAACTCTCCATTTTCAATAGTTAACAAACAAAATGCAGATCTCCAGTTTCTGGGGTTATCTTCCATATATGTAGCAAACTGTAATCCATAAGCATCTGCCATTGTACCACAGTCTACTCCCCATCTTGTACCATTATAATCAGTATAAGGAGTAACTTTAGCACTATGTAGATGACCTGTTATCATAGTTTTACCAGCAGTAACAGTATTATTATGAGTAGCGTGAACTCCTCCTTTATACCTATGTTTTACAACAATCTCATCATTTATCCATAATGACCAACAATGATTCCAATAAGGAAAGTGATCTTTTAACTGAGTTCCATGCAAAGTAGCATATTCTGGAGCTTGAGCAGCTAAACGAGTTTCAAAACGAGAATCATGGTTTCCTAAAGTCCAATAAAATTTAGAATTAGCAGGAGCCATTGCTTCTATCTCTGCTAATCGTTCTTGGCATATTTCTATTTCTTCTACTAAAGTAGGTTTAGTTTCCCATCCTATAGGAGCATGCCGACTAATTGTAGCTCCGTCTAGTATATCTCCATTAAGAATTATACATTCTGGTTTAATTTTATCTATAACGTGTAAGAAAGCTCTATGGGCTGTACTGACATAACCAGGCCAATAATGAGCATCACTGCCTATAACAATATGACCATCTGTAAGTTTATAATTTTCTCTACCAATAATAGGAGGATGGGTAGTGTTATATTCATGAAGAGGTGGTTTTAAAATAGTCTTTAAAGTTTTTTCTACTCTACGTCTTTTTTTATAGACAGATCGTACATCAATTCCTAAATGCTCAGAAAGTCTCTTTGCACCTTTTTGTTCAAATAACAAAGCATATTCTTCATCATTAACAATAACTCTATGTCCAGGAGTATTACCCATAATTAATCCTTCCTGTGGATAAGTTTTGCAGAATCAAAGGCTTTTGTCAAATTCCCAAAACCTTTGCCAATCATATCCTGTTATTAATAGCATTAATTTTGAATTAATTTGATCTAACCAATATACTTTAAAGTTACCTTCTTCATCAAAATGAATGGTTAAATTAGAACCATCATAAGCAGTTCCACTAGATATTTGAGGTTGTTGTAACCAATCTCTACCAGTTATAGGAACACATAAATTTCTAGGATTACTTGCAGGACTAACTAATAAAGACCAATTACCTAACGTATTAGCAGTAATGATAAAAATCATATTAGTTTCTTGATCTATTCCTCTAGCTATTTGTTTTTCCCCAAATCTACTTTCCATATTTTTGAGAATATAACTAGAAGGACCACACACTAACTCAGAGTTAACAGAATTAGTAAACCAACATATTATAAATATGACAGTAAACGTTATTGTTAATATAAATTGTTTAACTTTAATCATTTACGTTTAAAAAATTTAGTTGCTGCTCTTACACCAAAGCTACTAGCAACGATTACACCTAAACTATATTGATACCATTCGGGCATTTGATCTAATACTTCAAATCCATTTAGTACCACTAACTCCATGTTAGGAACGAAGGCTAGTATAAGAGGAATAGAAAATAAAATTACTAGCCACTCGTCCTTCCATGAGTTTCTTGCTCCACGTATAGCTTCAAGATCCCAGTCAATTTCACCAGTAGCTTGTTTTTCCATTACAGTAGCTCTTGCCTTAGCTTCTGCAACTTTCATCTCTGTGTTGGCTTTGGTCCTTTCTAATCTACCTTGTAGAAACGTACCTGCTAAATTAGCAATAGGACCAATTAAGCCACCAATCATTACATGGATCTTTTCTTAAGTTTCTTTTTTTTCATTGGTTTCTTTTTTGGTCTACCAACTTTATTTCCGTATGTTCCAGGTCCCATAGGCATAGTTATTATCCTTTCTTTCTAGGTTTTTTAGCTGTTTTAGCAGCTTGTTTAAAATTTTTAGCAGTTGGAGCACCTTTAGTGCCAGCTTTTCTCATCTTTTCTTTTGAACCACCTGCAATCCTCTTACGTTTAGCGTGTATATTTGCATATAATCCTTTCATTTCTTTTTCCCTATATTTGCAAATCCAAAGTAAGCTCCTACTAGAGCCGATAAACTACCATACATCATCATAATAATAGATTCAGCAGATTTTATTCTTTCAGGCCATATTAATATAACTACTGTTACTATAGCCATTATAATTAAAGCAGACCAAGCCATATAACGTCTATTCTTTTGCCACATATCTTTATTTGGTACATCAATCATGGGAATCACCATTTTTTCCTATATCTGCAAGTTCATCTTCTAAATTTTGTCTTCTTTCAGCACGAGTACGATTTTTCTTACGTTTAGGGTCTATTTGCCATACAGCACGAGCAGTGACATCGTGGTCATAAACTTCTTCAGCTAATAGTCTAACTCTATCTATAAGTCTAACAACCATTGTTTTAATCTGTGTAATCTCTGCTCTTGTATTATGAGCTTCTTCTTCAAGATTTGCTTCTAAACTTTCAATGGCTTTTACAGTATCTATTTTAATTTGTTCTATATTAGCCATGCGATCTTTTTGTTGATCGCCGACTAATTGATTAACAAATTTTAGTAAATAAATACCTAGTTTGTACAGTATTACTACTGACGCAAGAGCAATAACAATAGGAAAGCCAAGATCACTTATGGCTGTAGTTAAAGTCTTTATTTCCATTTACTT